CCACCTACTTCTTTTGTTAATGTCACAACCCATCCACGTTACTCAACAGCCTGTTGTCCTTGAAGGTTATCAAGCTGTACTGAAACCATCTAAGTTTGGCTACTCACTGTCTGCACTCCTGGACTCCCAGCTTATCGAAGCATTGGAGGAGGACCGTAAAGAAACACTCAAGTGGGCAGAGTCCAAACTGAAGAATCCTAAGCGTAGTGTCCTCAAGCCTGAACCATGGGAAGAGGTAACTGAAGGTTCCTATAAGACTAAGTTCTCCTGGAATGAAGAGAACCGTCCTCCTGTCGTAGATAGTGAGGGCACACCTATCACTAACCGTGATCTGCCTGTCTACAGTGGCAGCAAGGTGAAGCTTGCATTTCGACAGAAGCCCTACATCCTTAAGGATGGTGTCACCTATGGCACTAGCCTGAAGCTTGTTGGTGTCCAGATCGTTGAACTTGGTGGTGCTGCTGGCATTGATCGCGGTGAACTTGGTGATACTGAGGTAGCTGCACTGTTTGGTCAGACCACTGGCTTCAAGGCTAGCTCTGCTCCTCCTACTACCACTGCTGATGTGGTTGAGGATGTAGTAGAGGATGATGACTTCTGATGGCATTCCGCTCAGGACTTGAAGAGAAGGTCGCTGATCTTCTCACTAACCTGGGTGTGAAATACGAATACGAATCAACCAAGGTACCTTACGTACTGCAATGCAACTACACGCCAGACTTCCTCCTGCCTAACGGTATCTATCTAGAGACCAAAGGGCAACTAACGGAGGAGGATAGGCGTAAGATGAAAGCAGTTAAGGCAGCACATCCTGACCTTGACATTCGTTTCGTATTTCAGTCACCCCATAACAAGATCTACAAAGGATCTAAGACCACCTACGCTAAGTGGTGTGAGAAGCATGGCTTCCAGTACTGTTCGTTCCACTCTATTCCTATTTCATGGCTGACGTAAACAAGATCAGGCAGGTTGTTGCTGCGCTGATTGATGCCTTCGATAGTACTAGCTCCCCCAATGATATCATCGAAGCATTCGAGGAAGAACTTGATGCTTACGAAGCACTGATCCAAAGTTACCACCAAAACTAATGCGACCCACACAGTACGGTACAGTTGAGTTCTACGCTGATATGTTCGGTGATCTGCTAGCTGATGTACAGTCAGATGACCCAACTACTACGGAGAACATTATCCAAGGTTTCTATCAAGCACTAGATTCATGGTTCGAGTATCACGATGAGCAAGCACGAACTTATGCAGACATCCGAAAGCGAGTTCGTCAGGCACTTACCGTGTGATAGTTGCGGATCATCTGATGCAGCTAGCCTGTATTCAGATGGTCACATTTTTTGTTTCTCATGTAACGCCTACACTAAAGGTGATGGCGATGTTCACAATCACACAATGTCCACTAATGTCCAAGTCCGAGGTTCAGCCGAGCGGCTGCAAAAGCGGAACATCTCAGAAAAGGTATGTCAACAATACCGAATCTATAGAGATGGAGACGTATTACGCTTCTATTATTTCGATGATGCTGGAGTCATTAAAGGATGCAAAGTAAAGACCAAGAGTAAACTATTTACATATGAAGGCGATGTCCCAGGTACACTCTTTGGACAACATTTGTTTCCCGCCACTGGAAAACGAGTCGTCATCACTGAGGGGGAACTCGATGCCGCTTCGTGTAGTGAGGCTATGCCGGGGTGGCCGATGGTATCTCTACCTAGCGGTGCCGCTGCGGCCAGGAAGTCGGTTCAACGGGCTCTCCCATGGCTCCAGGGTTATGAAGAGATTGTCCTGTTCTTCGACAATGACGAGGCAGGCCGTAAGGCGACGGAGGAGGCAGCAGGGGTCCTACCACCTGGCAAGACAAAGATCGCAAGACTTGAGGAATACAAGGATGCGTCAGACGCTCTCCAGGTAAATGACACTGAGGCGATTCGTCGAGCTATTTGGGACGCGAAGCCTTACCGTCCAGATGGGATCGTAGATGGTAAGTCCCTTCTCGATCTAGTAACTACACCAAACCCTCCACATGACCACGAGTATCCGTTCCAAGGTATCCAACGAAAGTTACACGGCATCAGATACGGAGAACTTATTACAATTACTGCAGGATCTGGTATCGGCAAGTCCTCATTCTGCAGGGAGCTTGCCTGTGATCTTCTCCAAAGGGGAGAACGGGTCGGTTACTTGGCTCTTGAGGAATCGAACAGACGAACTGCACTTGGACTGATGTCTGCAGCAGTTGGTAAATCACTACACATTGGAGATCATGACAGAGCTGCCCTCACCGAAGCTTATAATCACAGTATTGCTAAGTGGAACCTGTTTCTTTTTGATGGCTTCGGTTCTTTCGACCCAGACGTTATCTACAACCGAATTGAGTACCTTGCTTGCGGGTTAGATACTAAGGTCATCTTCCTTGATCACTTGTCCATCCTTATGTCTGGACTAGAGGGTGACGAAAGGCGGATGATTGATGTTACAATGACCAAGCTACGTTCCCTTGTTGAACGTACTGGCATTGCTATGTTCCTTGTTTCCCACCTACGACGCACATCCAATGACACAAACCATGAAGAAGGTGCCCGAGTCACACTTGGACAGCTTCGAGGTTCGGCAGCTATTGCTCAATTGTCAGATGGAGTTATTGCGCTTGAACGGAACCAGCAAGCGGATCGAGGAGGCTCTTCAACGACTGTGCGAGTCCTCAAAAACCGTTATAGTGGGGAAGTAGGTGTAGCTTGTCAGCTGACCTACGACCTTGATACCTGTAAATTTACTGAGACTGAAGCTGATGACTTCGACCCAACGACAGACTTTTGAATCCCCTCACCAGCAAGCAATGTTGACCAAACCTAACCCTCCCACACCTGAGGCAATCAAGCGAGCACAGTTCGTTGATAAGACCTACAAGTGGACTGGTAAGTGAACCTTATCTTTGACTTAGAGACTGACGGCCTATACGATGATTGCACCAAGGTTCACTGTATCGGTATCTATGATCTCGATGCTAAACAAACGCTTGTCTTCAATGACGAAGGTACTGAACAACCTATTACGAAGGGCGTCCAGCTCCTCGAAGACGCCTGTTGCCTTATTGGTCACAATATTATCGGTTACGATATTCCTGTGCTCCGTAAGCTCTATCCTTGGTTTACCGTCAGTGCTAGGGTTGTGGATACTTTGGTTCTCAGTCGCATTTATCACGCTGACATGCTAAAGACCGATCAGAAGCGTAGGTGGAAGGATATGCCACCACAACTTCAAGGACGCCACTCACTGGAGTCATACGGCTATAGGCTTGGTGAATACAAGGGAGAGTTTGGTAAGGACACTGACTGGAAGAACTGGTCACAAGATATGCAAGATTATTGTTTACAAGACGTACAAGTAACACAGAAGTTATGGCAACACTTCCTTCCATACCTGACTTCATCCAACTAGAGCATGACGTTGCAACAATCCTCACCGAACAAGAGATACATGGGTGGTGCTTTGATGAAAGAGCTGCATGGGAACTTGAATCGTCTCTCAGACGAGAGCTTGAAACTCTTACTCAGTTACTACGCAACAGGTACCCTCTCATTAAAGACAGAGAGTTTACTCCTAAGAGAGTTAACCGAACCACAGGATACGTCGCAGGTGCTCCTCTCACTAAACTAAAGGAGTTCAACCCTGGCAGTCGTGACCACATTGCATGGGTCATGAAGAACCACCACGGTTGGGTGCCAGATAAAGAGACAGCAAGTGGCAAGACTGCCATCGATGAAACTGTTCTCAAAGACATCGGCACAGAGGAGGCACTACAGTTCTTCCGTTGCCTTGAGTTAACTAAGCAGCTTGGTATGTTGTCTGAGGGTAAGAATGCCTGGCTTAAGCTAACCAAAGGTAATCGTATCCATCACCACTGTTCAGTTGCTACGAACACACACAGGTGTGCACATCGTAATCCAAACCTTGCACAGGTACCCAGTGATCTTAACTTTAGAAAGCTATTCACCGCTAGTCCTGGCCATGTCATGGTTGGTGCTGACCTCGCAGGTATTGAACTACGAATGCTCGCACACTACCTTGCTCGATATGATGGAGGCCGCTACGGAGACGTACTTCTCAACGGTGACATACACCAAGAGAATGCCGATAAGATAGGCATCTCAAGGCGACTAGTTAAGACTGTTACCTATGCGTTTCTGTATGGAGCAGGCGATCAAAAGATAGGACTTAGTTATGACCAGAGCCTTTCCCCGAACAAGGCAAAAGAAAAGGGGGCAGAGATACGAGCTGCTTATGTTGCTGCCATTGACGGCCTGGATAGTCTTCTTACCGCTGTTCGTCAAGCAGGTGAGCGAGGCTTTATCAGGTCAATAGACACACGGAAGATACCTGTAGATAGTCCACACAAGGCGCTCAACTACTTACTCCAATCAGGTGCAGGTGTTGTAGCTAAGCGGTGGATGGTTATCGCTAATCAGAACTTCCCTACCATTGACAATGACTATCTTAGTCACACTCACCAACTAGCATTTATCCACGACGAATTGCAGTGGGAATGCTTACCAACTTATGCAGAGGATCTCAAAGATCACCTAGAGATGTGTGCTGCACTAGCTGGTGAATACTACAACCTCCGCGTTCCCATAGCTGCTGAAGGAAAGATCGGCAGTAATTGGGCTGAAGTCCACTAATCCACCCAACCGATATGGCTGTTAAATCAAAGACTGCACTTGGACGTGTTGAATTCAAGTCCCGTGCTAAATACAAACGTACACGTCAAGGCAACGGTACTCGATCACTCCCTTCCCATGGACGCAAGCTTCGTCGAGGTCAGGGTAAGTGAGCCTATTGATCGACGCTGACTTTATCGTTTACAAATGTTGTGCAGGAGCTGAAACAGAGATTGATTTTGGAGAAGACCTCATTGTCGTTACCTCCAACTTCAAGGAAGCATACGAATATGTCGAGCGAGAGTTATACAACATCGCAACTGACCTTGGATGCTTCGATGATTCTATTCTGTTCTTTTCTGATTCTATCAACTTTCGTAAATCTATTGATCCAGCGTATAAAGGACATCGAAACCGAAAGAAGCCGTGCGGCTACAAAAGGGTCATCAACAAACTCAAGGAAGAGTATCCCGTTGTTGTGATGCCCACACTAGAAGCTGATGATGCTCTTGGTATCTACGCCACTAAAGAGCCAGGACACATCATTTGCAGCCCTGACAAGGACATGCGACAGATACCTGGGCAACTCTATGACCTCACCGATGGAGTGGTTACTGTAGAGCCTGAGGAGGGCCGCAGATGGCACCTCATCCAAACACTTGCTGGTGACCAAACAGATGGCTACGCTGGTGTACCTGGTATTGGTATCAAGCGTGCTGTTGCTCTATTCGAGAAGGAAGGCTACACCTGGGATACTGTAGTCAAAGCATTCGCTGAGAAGGATCTTAGAGAAGATGTGGCTCTTATGAATGCTCGCCTAGCTAAGATTCTACAATGTGATGACTATGATTTCACCAATCAAGAACCAAGACTTTGGTCTCCCAGCTCCAGTGTTGGAGTTGACGATGGAGCAGC